GGGTTGGGTCCATGAACATTGCGAAACACAAGGAGTAAAGGAGAAGGATGACGACTGAGTACCTGTCGATCACTGGCGTGATTGAACTAACAGGCATCAACCGTACGACGATCCTGTACCGCATACGAGAAAACTCCAAAGGTTTTCCACAGCCGGATGCTATCATTCGACATGACAAGCTAGTCACCTACGGGTGGCTGCCTGAAACTATCAACAACTACACCATCACCAACAAGAAGGAGAACAACAATGATTGATTTCGATGCACTGATGAGCCTGGACGTTGCCGAGTCCATGTCTTTCGAGCCTCTGCCCAAGGGGCTGTACAAGGTGACCGTTGATGCCTGTGAGCTGGGAGAGTCCAAGAAGGGCAACCCTATGTACACGGTTGATTTCGTTGTCACGGAAGGTGAACACGCGGCGCGCCAGATTCGTTACTGGTTGGTCGTAGTCACCAAGAATGGTCTGCATTGGGACCTCCCTAAGTTCTGCGATGCGTCGGGTAACCCCTGGCCTACCGAGCGCACGGGACGCACCACCGACTACTACTACCAGGTTGCTCTCGATATTGTTGGCAAGACGGCGACGATCACCATTGATGTCGAGGAGTCTGAATACAACGGTGAGACCCGCAAGCGCAACAACATCAAGAAGGTCGAATGGGACGATGTGAAGCCGAAGAAGTCTAAGGCTTCCAAGATCGAACTCTGACCGTTAACTAACTAGGCGGGGCTGCACTTCGACAAGAGGTGTAGCCCCGTCTTACAATAGGTGGATACGAAAGGAGAGGCATGAACCTCACAGAGTTTTTCCGGGCAGTCTTCCCAGACGGCGAAGGCTGGACGCCTATTATTCTCAAGGGTCCGATGGGTGGCCTCACAAACTTCCGCTGGTTCAACCTGCCTGCACAGCTCGACAAGATGGTGGCTTACACCAAGGCACATGCTGACCTTGATGTGTACTACTCACCTTTCCTGTACACGAAGCCACCGGCGTGCACGAACACACGCCACGCGGCCAAGGATAATGTCATCCGCGCTGCGTGCGTGTGGTCAGATGGGGATGACTGCCCTATTGACAAGCTGAGGATTCAGCCTTCCATCCTTGTTCAGACCAGTGAGAAGCACTGGCAGGGATACTGGTTGCTTGATGACGCCGAGGACATGTCGAACGACATGCTGGAAGCCCTCTCGCGAGCACTCTATGAGGATCACCGCAACGACGGCATGGATCGTGGCTGGCCCCTGTCGAAGAAGCTTAGGGTTCCGTTCACGCACAACTGCAAGCGAGCGGACCCGTGGGAAATCACTATCACGGTCAATAACGAGCCGATCACTGCTGCTGAGTTCGCAGCAGAGTACCCGCCCGTCGAGCGAATGGGTATCGAGGAAGAAGACTTCCCCACTGACATCCCCACCATGTACGAAGTCCTCGGCATGGTCAACCGCTCGTACATTACAGACCTTGCGACGGATGACGTGTTCACTGACGAGGAAGACCGTTCCTCGAAGATGTATCACCTCGAATGTACACTCTGGGAGGAAGGCTGCTCGATTGTCGAAGCCTTCGCTGTCGTGCGTGGGACGGAATTCAACAAGTTCGCTATGGACGGGAGAGGCGACGGCTACCTGTGGAAGCAGATCAACCGGGATCATGCCCGATGGAAGGCACAGCACAACGGCCCATCTGAGAAGGAGCTGGAAGCTACTACCAAGGTCGGCTCCTCGTATCTTCTGAGCGAAGCACGAGAGCTGACCCTTCAAAATGTGAACTTCCTGCATGAGAACGAGCAGGAACCGATGGGTCTCTTCGTCGATCAGTTCGCCGTGTGGGCTGCAACGAAGTCAGCAATGGCACCCAAGCAGTTCCACTACGCGGGCGCTCTCGCCATCCTCTCCTCAGTGTTCGCAAAGTACGCCTTCCTGCCCATCAACGTCCAGCGAATGCCCTTGAACCTATACTTCCTGGTACTAGGGCGCACCACCCAGTCCCGTAAGTCAACGTCACTACGCCTCGCAGAAAGCATCATGCGGGACGTTGCTATTGGTGTTGGTAAAGGGACAGACGCTTTCATTGCACCTGAAGATTCAACAGGTGAGGCCCTGTCGGCATACCTTCGTACCAAGCCGAAGGAGTCTGGCCTGTACGCAATCGACGAGGTGCAGGACTTTTTCGCACACGCTGCACAAAGGGGCAGCTACATGTCCTCCATGATGCCCTTCCTCACCAAGAGCTACGACGGGTATATCCCCGCTGTCGCACGTAAAGACAAAGGTGGCAAGGTCGCGTACCAGACAGCGACGCCATACTACATGACGTTCTACGGGACAGGTATTCTTGATCAGTCTGCGAAGCACCTGACGAAAGAGCGTGTTGAGTCTGGCTTCACACCACGCTGCCTCGTTGTTGTCGATGAACGGGACCACTACATTACGTCCTCACAGGACGTGAAGCTGGTTGCTGTTAATCCTTCGACAGGCAAGATTGCCGACAAGCAGCGTGACTTCATGCTGTCGAACCTTATCAGGGCAACAACTAAGTTCGACACGCACTTCAGCGCACGCCAGTCCAGGTCTCTAGCACACGAGGAAGTCCGTATCCCTGTCGAGTTTGAGCCGGGCGTGTTTGAGCGGTGGATCGAGTTCTCTGAGGAAGCCAAGGTGATGGCTGCACAACATGGCATGAGTAGCCGTGAGCTGTTCCCTGGCACCGAGCGTATGACGTTCTCTGTCTTGCGTATCGCTGCCCTGCTCGCCATGTACAACGGCCCTAATGCTCATGGCGGCGTCGTTGTCACGATGCGACACATGCTCAAGGCTATTGCCTTAGCTCCTATCTGGATGGCGTCGAACGAGGTGTTTATTCACCACGTCAAGAACTCCAACTTCAGCAACAAGGTGGATAAGTTCGTTGGCTTCATTGCTCGCTCGGATAATGGCCTCGTGCCAATCCCGAAGATTCTTCTGAAGTTCCAGTCTGAAATCAACGGAATGAAGGAGCTGAAAGAAATCATCACGTATGCTCAGGCGCGTGGTGTCGTCCGGGAAGTTATTCAAGGGAAAAAGAATAGTGATCGTTTCATCAAATATATAGGGGGCCAGGTATGAAGATTCTGACTAACAGCGTAGACAAGCTGCCTGTGCTTGTCGTAGTTCTGCTAAAGAGGGCTAGGGCTGTCTCAGGCCTTCCTGCTGGCACACCTATCGAAGTCGTTGATGACCCACAGGCCGAAGACATCAGGATCACACTCGGCACTGTGAAGGGCTATAAGGGCGACGCATACAAGACGCTCTCGCCTAAGCAGATCGTTACCAACACGCAAGCAATCCTGTTCCTTGCTCAGGCGCTTCAGTACGGCTACCTTGGCCCTATCGATCCTGGCCTGGAACTCGGTAAGGACTGGGTGATCTGGGAGGGCCAGGACATCTCCTTCAAGAAGGGGAGCGTCATTGCTCTCGACATCGAGTCCGCTGGTGACATCGACAACGACACATTCGCGGCCGGTCGCATCCTATCGATTGCCTTGTGGAATGGAAAGTTCGGTGTGGTGATCCCTGAGGAGCTTGCTGAGACTCCCGAGTCTGCTGAGCTGATCGAGCGCCTGTGTCGGGACAGCATTGTCGTCTGTCATAATGGCACGTTCGACATGCCCTACCTGTCGAAGCGGCTTGGCATCAATGTGTATCACCATGAGGACACGCTGCTGATGCACTTCGTGCTCGACAACCTAGCAGGTGAGCATGGCCTGAAGCCTCTGGCTCGTCGCTGGTTGCGTGCTGCTGACTGGGATTCGGATGCAAAGTCCTACTTGAAGCATGGCGCATACTTCGAGAACATTCCCAGGGAAAAGCTTTACAAGTACAACCTGATGGACGTGTACTCGACTTTCGAGCTGTATAAGTACTTCAAGAAGATTCTTGACAAGAGCAGTGAGAAGTATGAGTACTACCGTTACCGTATGCGTGTGACACGTGTGCTGCATGACGTTCAGATGAACGGCGTGGCTGTGTCGTTCACAGCTCTTGACGAGTTGGAAGAGGAGTACAACTGCCAGTGCGATGAGCACCTTGCCATCTTGAAGAAGCTCGCGGGGGATGACTTCAACCCTCAGTCGCCTAAGCAGATAGCTGAGTATTTCGCATCTAAGGGTGTATCGTCCCCGTCATTCGACGCAAAGCACCTGAAGAAGTTGAAGCGCGCTGGTAAGGAGCCTGAGTTCATCGACGCTCTCCTTGCTTACCGTTATGCAGCGAAGGTGATTGGAAGCTTCATTGCGAATGTGCGTCGTAAGCGTGGGGAGGATAAGCGCATTCATCCGTATTACCTTCCTCATGGTGCGAAGACGGGCCGTCTGTCGGCCAGGGGTCCGGCGATTCAGACGATGGGGCGTGACAGTGGTATCAAGCGCGCCCTTGTCACTGCGCCGGGATGCAAGATCATCTCTTGTGACTACTCTCAGGCTGAGCTTCGTACTGTCGCTGAGCTTGCGGATGATGAGGCCATGATTGCTGCCTTCCAGCCAGGTGCACCAGATTTCTTCGATGATCTGATGACGAAGATTTGGCCAGACGATTATCCAACCATCGAAGCATACGAGGCATTTAAGCATGAACATCCAAAGACTGCTAAGAATAAGCGCGCACTGGTAAAGAGTGTGGTGTACGGTTTGAACTACGGACGAGGAATCCGAGCAATTGCGGCAGAACTTGAGAAGCCGTACGAAGAGGCCGAGTATGTTGTGAACCAGTACCTTGGGGCGTACTCAGGGCTTAGAGACTGGCAGCAGAAGGTCCGACACAGTGTTGGACGGAAGGAGGAAAACTACATGCGACGGACCAAATTTGGAATGACATACAAACCTCTCTTCGTGCCTGACGCTGACTACGCCTCGACACAGAACGAAGCATTGGCCTTTGTTCCGCAGTCCACTGCGAATGACATCTGCCTCAACGCAGCAATCAAGATCAACGAACAGGTAGGGCAATACGGCGCCAAGCTGATTGGGCTTGTCCACGATGCAACCTATGTCGAATGCCCCGAAGAAACAATCGAAGAGTGTTCCAAAATGATGGAACGCGAGATGTCTAAGGCAGCGACACTCGTCTTCAACCGCGTACCCTTCGTGGCAGAAGCAGAGGTCGGCAACAATTGGGAGGAAGTATGATCGACATTCGTGCCTACGAGCAAGCCCCTTGTGTTGGAGTACCTGTTGAGCTTTTCTTCGACTCAGGGTTCTACTATCAGGTCTTAAAGGTCTGCTGCTCCCAGTGCCCGGTCAAAGAACTGTGTCTTCAAGACTGTCTTGCACTCGAAGACGTACCTGTCGATGGCAAACGTTACCGGTCAGGGGTCTTTGGTGGAACGACACCGGCTGACAGAAACAGACTGTGTGATACGAAGTATGAAATTCTGAACGATAATTGGGAGGAGAAGAATGAAAACCGTCATCGCGATTGATCCCGGGGTTAACACCGGCCTCGTTGTTGCCCGTGTCGAAGAGGAGGTAGAGATTCTGCACTTCGATCAGTTCATCTGCGCAACTCACGTGGAGACAGTGGAACTCATCGAGCGATACCTTGACCAGTACCCCGGCGCTACTGTCGTGGCTGAGCAGTTCGATCTGCGCCCGGGCAACAAGTTTAATGCTGACCTCACTCCCGTGAAGGTGAACGCTATCCTTGACTGGCTTGTCGATGACATCCACTACCAGACTCCGGCGCAAGCGAAGGGTCTCGTGAAGGATGCTGTGCTAAAAAACCTGGGATGGTGGCTTACCGGCAAGGATGTCAGCTACAAGGATGCGAATGATGTACGCGACGCATTCAGACATCTGGTGTACTACCTCGTGCACGAGATGCGCCATAAGTGGACACTCGACACCGGCTGGCCTAGATAAAGAAAACCCCCTGACTAGGAAAGGAGAACTAGTCAGGGGGTTTCTTGTACCCAATCCACCCGGCAGCATTCACACAGACAATGATGAACAACTGTCGTTGCTTAGTATAGCACACTTATCCGATCTTCGACGCCCCGATACACAGGCCGCCCCAACCGATGTTGTTAACAGGCGAACACGAGATCTTCACCTGCACTGGGACGCTACGAGGGCCAGCAGCGTAGTACGCCATTGTCGCCATACGGAATGACATCACGCCCTCGCTGTGGTTGTAGGTGTTGGTGGTTCCGACGTTGTAGAAGATGCCGTCGCCGATGGCTTGGAAGACATCGACGTTCGTGTCTTTGGAGCTGTCGTTGTTGTCCAGCGTAATGCAGTTGGAGAACAGCCACAGGCCTTGGCTGGGGATCGACACGTTGCGGGTGATGGTAGCGCTTGCACCGTGCTGAGTGTAGCGGTACCACTTCGAGAAAGCTTCGTTGTCGTTGATGTACTTAATCTCGGGAGCACCACCCCAGATCTTCTTCACGCCGGTGTTCGTCGCGAGGTACATCTCGTTGATGTCGGAGCGGTATATGAGCACGTCGTAGGAGCCGACAGAGGCCTTGTTGATAACGGCTAGCTTGTCACGCTGGTCGTTACTGTTCTTGGCAATGAGGACACGGTTCTGTTGGAGGGCTTTAATGACATCCGACACCGTGTTGAAGCCTAGATTCATGAAGGCTGGCCAGCTTTGCACGATGTCACTGTCGGAGTAGGTCCAGATTCCTTGGGGGTTGACTGGCATGTTAGTACCTCACTCCTGCGATTTGCAGGGATAGTTGTGCTGTCGAATCCCAGTTGTATACCCATTCTGGATGCACGCTGGAATTACTGATGTTCACAACCACGATACCATCCTTGTAGTGCTCGTAATCGATGACAGTGTTGTAGTTGATGTGGGCTACCATCATTGCTTGGGTTTCGTTTCCTGTCGGCTCATATGACAGGAAGCACCGCAGGTAGCGGGTGTCTTCAGTGCGGGCGCCTCGCACGCCGACGAAGACATCGACGGGGTATCGGTAGCCGCTGTAGAGTTTGAGGCTGAGAGGGATCCTCAAATAGCCGGAGATGGCTAGTTGCATGAATAGGCCGGAGTCCGCCCAGGGGATGCTGCGGTACCAGATGTCTTCGTTGACGCCGACACCTCGTCCTCGACCGGGGGAAGAGACGCCCACCTCGTCGTAGAAAGGTTTGGCGACGCCATTGGTGGCGCGGTCTGATACGAGGCTCGTGACGCTCTGCGCCGCGTTGTTGGCTGTTGAGCGGATCAGCATGAGGTCGTTTTCTACTGATGCGAGGCGTTTGTTGATGTCGTTGCCCCAGGGTTGGGAGGGGGCGGGGAGGTTGTGTTTCATAACCTTAGTATATCAGTATGACGAGAGTCACTTTCTAATAGGTTGCATTCACGCACGGGATTCATGTACTATTATTCATGTCAGAAGGAAACAACAGAAAGGAAATCCAATGACACCCAAGTACCTCGGCGTCAGCGCCTTCGCCAAGCACGTTGGCCTCACGGACAGCACCATCCAAAGCTACTTCCTCAAAGGCATGCTGCCCGCCCCCGAGATCTACTACCTCACCGGCAAGGGTGAACGCCCCGGCTGGAGCATCGACACTGTCGAGCACTGGATGAACAACCGCCCCGGCACCGGCCGCAGGTATGCTTCCATGAAACGTCACCCCAGCCACCCCTCTACGAAGGAGAACAACTGATGAACGACATCGCCATCTTTAACCACCTCGGCAACGACATCCGCGTCACCACTGACGAGCAAGGCGAACCACTCTTCGTCCTCAAGGACGTGTGTGACGCACTCGATCTCGGAAACCCCTCTATGGGAGCCAGCCGCCTAGATTCGGATGGGGTCAGTACTACTGAGGTCATCGACAATCTAGGGCGCACTCAAAAGACAAATGTCGTCACCGAGGCAGGACTCTACGAGGTCATCTTCATGTCCCGCAAGCCTGAAGCTAAGGCCTTCAAGCGTTGGGTCACCAGCGAAGTCCTCCCCTCCATCCGCAAGCACTAGTGCCCCTTTTTTATTCGCTCCCGGACACCTGGATTAAAAAGGGGGGTCGTGAAACGCTACCCCCATGTGTAAGTGAATTTTCCATGAGATTCCGCGGAACCTCACGAATGTGTCAAGCAATCTGGACACCTAGATTGCAAAGTAGGTGTCCACTACCGAACCCCTTTTTATTCACCAACCCTACAAAAGGAGAACAACAATGAACCAGACCATCACCTTTACCTACAAGAACACCAACATCCGCACTATCACCACAGAAGACGGCACACCCCTCTTCTGCGGCAAGGACGTAGCAATCACCCTCGGATACGAGAATACGAATGACGCACTGGCTCGTCACTGCAAGGGGGTCCCGTTTTTGGGAACCCCTTGAGACCCCAGGTGGAACCCAGGAAGCGCGCTTCATCACCGAAGGCGACCTCTACCGATTGATCTTCAACTCCAAACTCCCCACAGCCCAAAAATTCGAAGCATGGTAGTCGATGAAGTCCTCCCCTCCATCCGCAAGCACGGCATGTACGCCACTCCTGCCACCATCGAAGACATGCTCGCCAACCCCGACATCATGATCAACGCACTCATGCGCCTCAAGGAAGAACGAGCAGCCCGCGCCAAGGCCGAAGCAGAAATCGAAGCCCAACGCCCTGTCGCAGCCCTCGGACGAGCCATCGAAACAGCAGAAGGAGACCTCACACCCAGCGCCTTCGGCAAGATCCTGTCGAAGACTCACAAGGACATGGGACCCAACAAGTTCTGCCGATGGCTCCTCAACAACAACTTCGCATTCCGTAACGGCCAAGGCAAGATCATTCCCATGCAAGACGCCGTCAACCGAGGAATCCTCATCCTGACTGAGCGCATCGACCCTGCCGGCAAGATCAGGCCGCAGCTCCTCGTCACACCCGCTGGCCAGTCCTACTTCGCAGGCATCCTGAGCGCATAACACACAAGGAAGGGGCAACACCGGGTGTGGTGTTGCCCCTTCCTTCTTGTCTTAAGCAGACTGCGCCTCACGATGCTCAAAGCCCCTGAGTGACAACTGGCCAAGAGTAATCCCCGGCGGTGTCGGAAGATCAGCAACCCGAGGCATACCAAACAGGTACGCCAAGTCCCACACCGACGTATACGGTTCAGCAGTCACGCTCGCGCCCGACTCACCGTACTCGACAGAATCGATCTGCCATACAGCCCTGTCGAACAACGCGCACGTCCCCGCCATACGGCCAAACACCTGCGGCTTGTCCGTCACGGGCTTATTCGCAGTAAACTTCAGCAAGTCATCCATGATCTTCTTCATCGTCGTACCCTCAGGCCACTTCTCAGTAGCCTTCTCGGGTAGGGGGCTGTCGGTGAAAGCAGTCACATCAGCAGCCGTCACAGGCTCACGCTCAAAGTCATACGTAACATCCGTATACGCCTCATTCAACGGCGTCATACCAGACCACTCAAGACTCGTCTTCGTCCCCAAAGCAGACTGAGCAGCATACACACACGCCGCATACGCCTTATCCACCGTGTCGATGTACGGGCTGCTAATCTTCAACGGATCCGTCTTACGAGGATACCCCGTATAGAACGTCACAGTCTTCTCGACATAAGGATAACCCTCACCACAAATACGCAAGAAAGAGTAATCGTTCTGGCCGTCGGATTCAGCCAGTCGATACGGCGCAAGTCGCTTATTCAACATGCCCGTCACAGTAACCTTAATCTGATTCGGCTCATCCCCCACTTCGACAAACACACTGCCACCCTCAGCGTTCCACTGCGCAGGGGTAATCGGCTTATTATCCTTGCCGACAACAACGTAGTAGCTTTTACCAAACTCCTTCGGACCAGGGACCACACCTGACTTCCCAAAATACACCGAACGAGCATCACTAGGATAGTCATATGGCATCACACAAACAGGCTGCGAAGTAATACTCTTCAAGTGAACAGGAACCTCAAGAACAAATTCCTTCGTCTCGCCAGCGTCTACAGAAAGCACCTCAAGATCCTTCAAAGCCTCCAGATAAGACTTATTCAGGTCATAGTTCGGGTACAGCACAATAGTAGGTGCCGGCATATTCTTCGAATAAGGGTTAAAAACAGGCTTCCCATCAACCCAATAAGCAGCTTCGGAATTACCGCCACTAAACAGATCGTAAAGAGTAGACTCACGATACGTGCACTCAATGCTCGACACAGGCTCAGACTGCTCATACGAAATCTTATAGTCAGACGTGTAACCCTGAAGACGAGTAAGAATCGTATGATTCTTAAACACCACAACCGTGTCGTACACCCACGTGATCTGAAGATCATTAGCCGACAGCCACGACTTCAAGACAGACCACAGATTACCCTTACCGCCAGGAAAATCATAGATATGATCCATAGCGGAGGTAGGGATAGTAAAAAACCCTCCAGCGACAGAACTAGGATGGAAATTCTGCACATAAATCTTCGGCGCTTCAATGATGCCAGCAGTCCAAAAAAACTTCGCAATAATCTTTTTCAGCTCCGTATAGACCATAGGCTCAATCGTCGCCTCAATATCCAACAGATAAAAAGGATCATTCAACGTCACAGACCAGACCCAAGGCCCTGTCGTCAAAGCGCGTGCGACAGCATGAGTACGCCCAAAACGCAAGTCACTGAGCACCACATCCTTGTTCACAACAAGGGCAGGCTCAATGCCTCCAGCACCCTCCAACGAGTACTCAGAGAAGCCGCCAGACGCCTGATCGCGATCCAGTGACACACCATCCTCCTGCACAGACCAGTTCGTGAGCTGGCCAGCGGGGATACCGAAGATACGCATCACCATGAGTAGCACTCCTCCAAAGAAACCGAAGCAGAAAAATGACCACGAGCATTATTAACCGTCACAAGACGAGCAGACCCAGGAACAACCTTCATATTCCCACCACCAGCCGGATACGAGAACTCGTATTCAGACACACCAGCCAAGACCTGATCAGGATCATACGGTGTAACACGAAGACCACACCACGACAACTGACCCTCCTGGCCAGGACGCATCGTAATCTCCCACAAGCCCTCACCCATACTGAAAACCTGATTCTTCAACTTCGTAATAACCGTGCCAGGCATCCCACCATCGACACGGGAAATCAGCCACCTAAACGGTTGCTTACCGTCCTCATAGCCCGATGCAAAAAACACCCCATAATAACCCTCAGGGACAACAACACGCTCCGTATACGCGCCAACCTTGCTCAACGCCAAAGACGCCTGACGAGCATTCAGTTTACTGAACACATGATCCAACTGATTATTAACAGCAAAAGGATCAGGCTTATACACCACAGTAGGATGCTGAGACTTCTCATCAATACTATCCGACACAAACAAAGCCTGCTTCCCCCAATCGTTATACGCGAAAGGAGTACCAGCATGAACATGCAAATAAGGCAAACCCATCAACGGCGACAGCATGTTATTGAATGAGAACGGATCAGCATACGACACCCACTCATCCCCGCGATTCAAAAACAAACGACGAAACAACTCAGCCTGATCACGATTCAAGTACGACCAATTCAGCTCATACTTCCGATGCCCATACACAGAACCATTAATCGACGCAAAGCCATTCAGCAACGTTGTCGAATCACTACCGAACTGCACACTATCTGCTGTCGGCGACTCATCCGGAGCCGGAAACCATGACATAAGCTTCCCGACCGCGAAATAAACCTCACGAGTCGAACAACCCCTAGTAAACGCCACGGTTACCACTCCTCACATTATTGCTGTCAACGTTCTTACTAATAGCCCGTCCATTCAACATGACTGTCGTCGAAACAGCCCGGACAAGCTCACTAAACTGCGCTGGATTAATTGTAACAAGCCCATCACCAGCGCCAGCAGAATAACCACCACCAGACATTACCGGCACCTGCATTGTGTTAAGGGCATTCATGAAGCCCTTACCATAGAAATCGACAGCAGGCTGGCTAATTACATACTCACCACTGCGCACACTAAACAGCCCGTTGCCATTCGTAGCCAGCAGATTATCAGCCTTCGGATTAGCCGGAGGCCGACCGGGTACCAAACCACCAGAAGCAAAACCCTGAGATGGAATCAGACCACCATCAAAGAACTGGTAGCCATCCGCCCAAGGACCCGCCTTACCCCAATGGCGCTTACCAGTCAAAACCTGACTCAAATCAGGAACAACCCTCATCCGAACAGTAATCGTAGACTGCGAGGGCTGCACCGGAACCGTCACAGGGTCAGCATGAATACCGTCAATAGCGCCCTGTGTCGCACCGACAGACCCATTATCCGTCACGTTCTCATGAACATCACGAGGAACCTGACCAATAGTCCCAGTCAGGCTGTCGAACGCACCAGCCAACTCAGTCACCTCACCCTGGTTGTAGCCCAGCTGAGTCACCTGAGAGATAAACTGCTGCTTCAGAGACTGCGTATACGCCTCGATCTCCTGCGTCGAATGGCCAGCGGCAGCATACGCCTCAATCAGACCAATCATCTGAGACTGCAACGACCGCAAAGCCTCACGGTTAGCAATAGCCGCCTCCGTGTAACCCTTCAAAGCAAACTGGCCAGCCTGAAGAACTGAAATCTCCTGACTGTTCTCACCAATCTTCGTCTGAGACTCGTTGATCTTCTGCTTCGCCTCATCAATATCAGTCTGAGTAGACTGCATACGCTCCTCGTCGCCGTACTTCACAGCGACAGCATGGAAGAACTCAGCATCATGCAACTCCTGCTGGGCCCGACGCATATCCGACGCAAGCTTCTCATTCTCCTTACGAAGATTCTTGATCTTGCTCGTCGTATTCTCAACATCCTTGCGCAAAGAGTTGAGGCCCTTGTGGTAATTATCCTGAGCCGTCGTCGAACGCCACCACGACTGCAGCGCCTTGTCGAGCGCCGACTTCAACCTCGACAGGAAGTCCTCAAAAATCTCAGCAGCAGTCTTCGTCTCCTTACGGGCACGAGACGACGGTGAATGGCCGCCACCGCCACCACCAGAACGAGGCGAACGGCCACCACCACCGCCACCACCAGACGAACGCTGAGGCTTCGCACGGAAATTCGCAGCACTGAATGCGCTCTTACCAGCATTCCTGTTAGCAAACGTAGGCAGACGAACCTTCGACTTCTGGCCAAGAGTAAACGACCCCTTACCAGACAGAGACTTCGCGCCGCCAATCTGTGACATGTAGCCCTGGATCGACTGCCAAATAGCCTGGACCTTACCCAAGAAACCCTGAGCCTGACTCACAGCGTTCGCAGCATTGCCCACCATCTCATTCAACGACGCATCCGTCGCCGAATGATCCACCTCACCCGACTGATATGGCTGGGCAATAATCGCAGCCATCGTGTCACGCTGAGCCTCAAACGCGCTCATGTCGAACCCCTGGGCCGACAGGTAATCGATCGTGTCCTGAATCGACTGCTGAGCATACTGGTACGCCTCCTCACCAGTCAGACCCATCTCCTCGATGCCAGCCGCAGCAGCGTTACCCATCGCCTGGAAGTAATCCTCAATAGCAGCAATGTTCGCCTGGCCCTCAGCAGAGTTCGGGTCCATCGACGTACCATTCTGCTGCATCGACTCATACACCTGCTGCAAAGCACTGTCGAGA